CCGGACAACTGGCACGCCATCATGCGCGCCACCTGATCCGCGTTGACTCCAGGAATGAGCGCCCCAGAAATCCATACGCCACGCGCGTTCTCGCCGACGCGGGCAGTCGCCACGACAGAGCACGCGTTGTCGTAGTGCTCACGTCGAGCCGCACCCTTCGGCCCCATGCCAGCGTGCCCGCAGTCCATCGTGATGGGGCCGGTAGCGATCTTGGCGTACCCGCCCCTACCGTCGTCAACCATCGTCGCGCGGTTCATCCAGATGCCGTAGTCGACATTGCCCGTGGGCACCGTGACGCGCTTGTCGCGGTAGCCTCTGTGGGCGATCTGCTTCGGTGCGAGATACCCGAAGAACCGGCCGTCGTCAGTGACCGTGATCGCTCCGATCTCTGGAACCTCGTCGGGCTCATCGAACCACTCAGCGGGCGGGAGATCGGGGATCACGATCGTGTATGACGACGCGGTAAGACTGTCATGCGACATCTCCTCGGGCATGTCAGCTGGCGGCATGTCCGTTTCGTCGTCTAGGTACACGCGAGCTTCCACGAACGCGGGAATACTCACCAAGTCTGCGGAACGAATGCGACCAGAGTGGTAAATGATGCGTTCGGGGGTCATGCAACGCGCAACGTCTGCGCCTTCCGCGTCTTCCGGGAGATCTTCGCAACCTTCCGGTAGTACGTACTCGACTTCGCCCTGCATTCCGTTGTCATCGATGATGGAGATGCCAGCGAGGAATCCGGGATCGGATCGTGTGCCCATCTGGCGCGCGGCCTCACGTCCCCACTGCGAATCCAGGTCGAGCACACCTCGCGCGTGAAGTTCGTTCCCGATGCGCTCAATTGAGTCGACGCGTCCGACATCAACGGTGTTGCCATTGTCAACGCCGCCATGCGCGCGTTCGTACTTCCACCCGAGCGGAATCTCAAGGGATTCGGTAGCACCGAGTTCCGGCCACGTCAGAGCCCCAGGAGCGTACTCCTGCCCGTCGTACGCGGGTGCACCTTCAACGACTATCACGCCTGACCACGCCGCGAGATTCCGCATGGGCGAGGCTGGAACCTCAGACGCGGCAACCATCGGAGTCGAACCGTTGTCCCAGGGAACCTCGTATTCGGTGTCGAGCGCATCATTGATGTGACTGTAGAGTCCCGAAACGACGGATTTCAAAGCGTCCTGCTGGTCAGCAGGGATGTCCGCGCCCCCTCGCGCCCCCTGGAGGACACCAGCGACAGCGAACACGCCACGTGGAATGATGGTCTTGGTGCCATCAACGATGTCGACAACGCCGAGTTTGTACGCGCCCTTGGTATTGGCGTCTGCTTCGTCGTCGCGGTACAGGAATCCTTCCGCGTAACAACTCCACGCCTCAGCGCTGGCGTTCGCCTCGTCAACGCCGCACTGCGCGGAGAGTCGCGCGTCGGCGGCGCTGCCGTCCCAATCACGATCAGCTGCCGCAACGGGCATATTCGACCAGCCTTCACTACGTGTGGATGCTGTCAGCGTGACCGTAGTTCCGTTGTCGTTCACGTTCAAATCCTTAGGGTCAAACACTGCCAAAACTGCACATCTGCACTGAATAACCTCAGCAGCGGGCCCGGAGGGGTCACCCGGGAATGCGAGCGCAGCGCCGCCGACCGTGAACGGCTCGGAGAACGCAACAGTCTGCCTGTCTGCGATCACGTGCGTCGGGCGGGTACGGTCATCTAGGGCCGCCTGCCACTCCTTGCGCATCACGCCAGGCTCGATACCGTATGTGGTTTCAAAGCGTTGCAACGTGCCCATGGCGGTCGTGTTCCGCGCGCCGTGAACCTCGGTTCGGGCGATCACACGCGCTCGCGGTTCGGTCACCCCAACGGCATCGCGAATACGCGCGGTGAGCTTAGGGGTGTCTTCACCCGCTGCCGTTCCTTCGGCGAGCGCGATGCGGGCGTTGAACCACAGCTCATCGCCGATGCGAACCAGCCGGTTGCGTGCCTGCTGTAGATACAGCTCGGTATCGAGTGCCTGGTCAGTCATCAGCGTCAGCGGGTTACCGACAGCTGCGGACAGTTCGGCGATCGTTGACACGCCAGCAGCTACCATCTGTGCGTCGAGCGCCGGTGACAACTCGGTGGCGACGTACGCCGCCCAGAAAGTCAATATGGTATCGAGCGCGGTCTGATCCGCGTTCGCCAACGCCTTCTCGAAGTCCTCGGAACTCATCACTTCGATGATGGCGTCGTCAAGACCCATCATGACAAGTCTTTCGTACTGCTCCGCGCTGATGCCGAGCTGTTCAAGGGTCTGCAGCGGAATAGCTACCATCACGCCTCACCCGGTTCTGTGGCCGTGGTATCGGCGGGGTCCTCGCTACCAGCGTCCGTCTCAGTTGAAACGGTGCCCATCTCCTCGTTGTCACCGACTGATTCGGCGGCCTGCGCGCCCGTGGCGACACTGCGGCGCAGTAGCTTGTCCGTCATGGCGTCCAGCTCGTCAGGCGTCGGCTCGTCGGATTCGGACAGGCCGATCTCGCGACGGAGCGCAGCGCCGTTGATCTCCATGCGGTCATACGCCAGAATCGCATCATCGGACTTATCCGGTCGCTGCACGATCTCGCTCGGGTCGTACCACATGACGATCCTGCCGCCATTGGGACCGACGAGGAGGTCTCGCCCCTGCCGTTCGCCTTCTGCACGCAGCACGGGAATGAGGTATCCCTTAGTGAGCGCGTGACAGATGGTCTCAGCATCGGGTGCAATGTGCAGCTTGATACCGGACTCCTCGACCTGCGCCGCTCCCCAGTGGTTCATGCCCGACACGCCCAGGAGTTGATCTGAGGGCATGTCCAACGCGGTTGCGAGTCGCCTGATGGCGCTCTCGCGCTGCGGAATGAGCTTGTCGTCAATGGGGTTGGAAAGGTCAACGACTTCCATGACATCGGAGAGTTTCCGATCGGTGGCGTCACCGAGGCGCACACCGATGGGTGTCTTCATGGCAGCTTCTGCGCTCTTCGGGTCCCGGACGCCACGCGAGCCGATCTCCACGAACACCTGCGCGAACGGGTCAGTGCCGTCAACGCCGTCAGGGTTCGGTAGCTGCGTGAGGCTGAGGCGATCCATGTCGTACAACAGGATGCCGTTGGAAGCGAGACGCGAGATCGTCTCCGCAATGATGCGGTTGTTGATGAGCGTCAGTTCCGCCATGGCACCGAGCGCATGCACCGCGACGGAGCATGCGCGGTAGGAGTAGCGCTCATCAGGACGCCAGAAACGCACGACCATGACATCATCGCCGATGATAGATTCCCAGTCGCGCTCGCCCTCGCCGACGCGCAGCTGGTACACCTTTCCTTTGACGCGCAGCTCATCGGCTGAGTAAACCGCCCACAGCTCCTCGCCGTACTCGTCAGTTCGGCCGACTAGCCAGCCTTCGCCCGGCACGTTGTAGTGCACGCCCATGAGGCGCATCAACTGGGATTGCCCGCCAATACCTCCCGCGAGGCGCGCCACAGCATCAGCAGCAGGACCCTCGGAGATGGGTAGCGGTTCGTCACCTCCGGGGATGTACTCGGCGGCCAGCAACCGAACACGCGAAAGCGCGTTCCCCTTCCAGTTGACAGCCGCCGAGAACTCCTCAAGACTGTAGTAATAACCCCACAGTTGGTCTTGAAGCGAGTTGTACTTGGGATCATTGACCCGGGCAGGTGACAGGACGGATGCCGACGCTACGAGCGTCGAGCCGAACGCCGGAAGTCCCATGTGCCAACCTATTCGCTATCGATGCGCCCGAGGAAACCGACCACGGCTGACATCGCCAGCCATGTAAGAATCGGGTAATCAAGTCCGTACGCCAACGATAGTATCACTGTGAACACGCCTGACACCCAGAATCCTAGGCACCAGGGACAAGACAGTAGATAGGCGAGCTTCGAATTCCATTCCGTTTCTGAGCCGGAATCATGCTTTGCGAACCAGCGGCGTTCAAACCACCAGCGCAACCTCTCGAAAACAGGCTCCGTGATCTTGTCTGCGGTAGCCAGCCGCGTCACCCGGTATGCTGCGAGCGATGCCAGCGCGACCAGCCACCACTCAGGC